CAGACATTGTTTTATTAAGCGATTTAAAAGAGATGTTAGGCCTTCCGGAAGAAGACAACACTCCCGATCGGAAACTGACATTAATTCTTGATGGGACAAAGAAGAGACTGAAATTCCTTCTTGGAGGTTTAGACCCTCCGGGTGAGATGGATTACATTGTGTTAGATGTTTCGATTATCCGATACAACAGGCTTGGCTCAGAGGGGCTATCTTCTCACAGCGTAGAAGGAGAAAGCCTCTCATGGTCTGATAATGATTTTTCAGGCTACATGGATGATATCAACACCTATCTCGCTACGCAGGAAAAGGGAAAGAAAGGTAAGTTGAGATTCTTATGAGATATGATACACAAATTTTTTTTCAGAAAAGTTCTCCTGGGGCATATGATACCGAAACGGGAAATTATGAGGAAGATAAGGTAAAGGAAGAGCTGCGGTATGCTTCTGTCATGGATACGAAAGCAGAGATGCTTAAATTAATCTATGGGAGTATAAAACAAGGAAGCCTTACTCTGCATATTCAGAATCACTACAAGAAAGAATTTGATTTTATCCGTATTGGAGAAAAGAGATATCAGGTTGATTATACGAGAAATCTTCGGACAAAGCAGACGTTTATTGTGTCGGAGGTGGCTTGATGTCAGGAATCAAAATGATAGGGCTGGATGAACTCCAGAGAAAGCTGAAAGCAAACTGCAATCTAAATGATGTTAGAAGAGTAGTTCAGGTCAACGGAGATGAACTGAATGGAAAAATGAAACGGAAGACAACGACAGCATTTACGAAAGGGTATACGACTGGTGATACGGCCAACAGCATCAATACAGAGATACGGGATGACGGGATGACAACAGCGGTAGGACCGACAACAGATTACTCGCCTTATGTAGAATACGGGACTCGGTTCATGCAGGCGGAACCGTTCGTAAAACCTAGTTGGGAAGAACAAAAAGAACTCTTTAAAAAAGACATGGATAAACTTGTGAAATGAGGTGAGAAGCATGGATCCACAGCAGGAATTGTTTTCATATTTACTGGTAGCATTAAAAGAGAAGTATCCAGATATCGGGATTTATGACTCATTCCTTCCGCCAGAAGGAACACCGTATCCGTTTATCTATCTTGCAGATTCGCATCAGACGGACGATAAAAACAAAACGACAGCATTCGGAAATGTCTTTCAGACAATCCATGTCTGGCATAACAATCCACGTCAGAGAGGGACGGTATCAGGCCTTTTATTAGGAATCAAAGAACTCTGCTATAGATTAGAATCAACAAAGAATTTCGGCTGGGACCTCCGGAACGCAGATCAGAGGATTCTGGCAGATACAACGACAGCACAGCCTCTTTTACATGGGGTATTAGAAATAGAATTTAAGTTCAATTAGGAGGTTGAGAATGAGAAAGTTAGAATTACAGCTTTTTGGAAATGAAGCGGTTCAGGGCAAAAAGTTAGTGTACCTGTATCGTATTTTATCAGAAGCGGCAAAAGAAAACGGAGCAACGCTGGCATTTACTACAGAAAATGGACGAACTAAATCAAAGGATGCAGATTCCACCGCTACAAAGGATGGCTCTATTCGAACACCAGGTGCGGCAGAAGTGGAGATTACGGCTACTTCTATTTTGAAAAAAGGAGATGCCCTTATTGGGAAATTAGAAAAAGCCCTGGATGATGATGCACTTGTGGAAATATGGGAAGCAAATCTGATGGAACCAGCAAGTAGCGGCAGCAATAAATTTAAAGGAAAATATTTTCAGGGATATCTGACAGAAATTGAATATACAGCTAATGCGGATGAGTTTGTAGAAGTGTCCCTCACTTTCGGTATCAACGGAAATGGGGAAGATGGAGATGTCACTGTTACTGCAAGCCAGCAGGAGCAGGCTTACGCCTTTGTAGACACACCAAAAACAGGAGCATAAAAGGAGGAAATAATAGATGTTTGAATTAGAAATGAATGGACAGGTATATCAGTTTAACTTTGGAATGGGATTTTTAAGAGAGATCAATAAAACAACGACAGTACCAGTAAAGGATATTCCTGGTAAGGTAACAAATATGGGAATGCAGTATGCATTTGCAGAACTGCTGGATGGTAATGTCGAGACCTTGTGCGATGTTTTATATATCGCAAATAAGTCACAGAGTCCTCGCTTGACAAAGGCGGCTATTGATACTTATATCGATGATGAGGGAACAGATATTGACGCTCTCTTTGATCAGGTGATTGATTTTTTAAAGAATACAAATGCTACGAAGAAAGAGACACAGACGGTCTTAAAGAGGGTGGCAGAGGCACAGGAACAGGAGAAACAGAAGAATCAGGAGAAATAGAAAACTTCGAAGAGATATATGAATGGATTGCCCTGGAGTGTTTTCAATATCTTGGATTTAAAACATTTGAGGAAGTGGACAGGCTTACAATCCCGGAATGGAGATTATTAAGAAAGGCAATCAAATTAAAAGAAGAAGAAAAAGACTATAGAAATCATTTGCAGGCGTTCCTGAACTTTAAAACGAAAGCAAGAAAGAAATCAGGAAGACCTGTTTTTTCTACGTTTAAGAAGCTCTATGACCGTGAGGCGAGAATAAGAGAAATCATGAAAAAGGAAGAAAAAACAGATCGCTTTGCAAAGGTAAAACAGCTATTAAGAAGGGAGGAGTAGACAGATGGCGGAATCATACAGTGTAGAAGCGATACTTAGCGCAAGAGATGCAGGTTTTACAGCAGGGATGAAGGCGGCACAAAAGTCTACGGAATCCCTCGGTTCGATACTGAAAAAAGGAATCGGTTTTGGAGCTTTTGCGGCAGCGGGAGGCAAAGCAGTATCGGCAGTTACAAGCAATTTGTCCGGCCTTGTTGCTGGAATGAACGAATCCAGTGCAACCTGGAAGACTTTTACGGGCAATATGACAATCGCAGGAAAGTCTACAAAGCAAATCACAAAGGTGCGAAAAAACTTACAAAAATTTGCCGAACAGACTATATACAGTTCTTCCGATATGGCTTCTACATATGCACAGCTTGCGGCGGTAGGAACAAAGAATACTACAAAACTGGTAAAAGGCTTTGGAGGACTCGCCTCTGCCGCCGAAGACCCACAGCAGGCGATGAAGACACTCTCGCAGCAGGCTACCCAGATGGCGGCAAAGCCTAAGGTGCAATGGGAAGATTTTAAACTGATGGTAGAGCAGACCCCTGCTGGCGTATCAGCAGTTGCCAAGACGATGGGTAAATCCACGCAGCAGATGATTAAAGACGTGCAGGACGGCAAGATATCCACAGAAGAATTCTTCGATGCAGTAGCAAAAACTGGAACGAATAAGCAGTTTACCAAGATGGCAACAGAGTATAAAACGGTAGGGCAAGCAATGGACGGACTGACAGAAACTGTAAGTAATAAATTGCAGCCGGCGTTTGATTCTGTTTCTGCTGTGGGAATCAAGGCAATCAGTGGAGTCACAGATTCTCTTGACAAGATAAACGGAGATGCGATTGCAAAGAAGTTAGGAAACATAGGAAAGAAAGCCGGAAAGTATTGGAAAATCCTAAGCAGCGATACCAAAGAGGCACGAAGTGAAGTTGCATCCGCTGTAGATGCAGTAGGAAGCAGTTTAAGTAAGTTAAACGGGTCTTTTGGGTCTGAGAAATCTATATCAAATTTTAAAAGTGTAGTAGATGGGGCCGCATCCGGAATTTCTAAGTTTTCCGGGTTTTGTGAGAAACATTCTGATTCTATTGCAAAATTGATTACTACATTACCCAAGTTGTTAATTGCTTATAAAGGATTTAAGATTGTGAAAACTCTCGTCCCAGGAATTGGGAGTTTTTCAAAAGCAATCTTGTCTCTAGCAGGAAAAGGAATCGCTGGACTTGCCGCAAAATTATTTGGAGTTGCCGCAGGAGAAACAGCAGCAGGAAACTCGGCAAAAGTAAGCAATAAGGCGATGCTAACAATGGCAAAAAGTACAATGATGCTTGGTGTTGGAGTATTAACGATTGCCGCAGGCTTTGGAATACTGGCAGCATCCAGTATAGCACTTGCAAATGCCGGGACACCAGCGATTGCTTGTATGGCAGGTATGGTTGTTGCAATTGTGGCATTAGCAGCAGGTGCGGCAGCAGTTGGACCGGCTCTTACAGCCAGTTCGGTAGGATTAATAGCCTTTGGAGCAGCAGTTGTTCTTGTGGGAGCAGGGGCACTTTTGGCAGCAGCGGCGATTAAAGTTATTTCGACAACCCTTCCTACTTTATCAGAATATGGTACATCTGCAGCAGTGTCCATAGCGGCTTTAGGCGCAAGCATGGTAGCCTTTGGGGTAGGAGCTTTAGTAGCAGGAGCAGGATGCGTAGTGTTGGGGGCAGGTCTGGTTGTAGTTGGGGCAGGAGCAGTTGTAGCTGCTGCAGGAGTAATAGCACTTGGAGCTGGTGCCACCCTATTAGGAGCTGGCCTTGCTATATCTGCCGCATCGGTTACTGGTTTAGCAGGAACTCTTCCAGCACTTGGAGCTGGTGCTATAGCGTCAGCC